TGGGTATCAATAAGACTGAACTCGTAAAAAGAATCTTATCTGAGTGGTTTGAAAATAACTACGAGGACAAGATGAACTTCTGGGAGGGAGTCAATTGATATGAGAACACAACAAGATCAGATCGCTCTCGAAAGGGAGATGATTACTCTTGGATGTGACAGGGTTAACTTCTTAACTAACAGACAGAAGAAGAAGAGACAGGAGTCTCTCTCTAAATGGGGAGAGGCTCTGTCTACCTATGGTGTAGATCAAATCACTATTCACATTCGAGCTGTAAGAAAAAGAATCCAATCAGGCAAAGCAGGAATTAGCTTTGCCCAATTGTTACCCATCACCCACTTGCCTCCTCAACAGGTAGCAGCAGCAAGCATAAGAACTGTAATTGATTCTTTGAGTTCATGTCCAACTCTTCACAGTGTCTCAATGGATGTAGCTGACAAGCTATGGATAGAGACAATGCTAGATAGGGCAACGACTCAGGAGTTATTAAGGTTTAAGCGAGGTCGTAGCAGACAGGCTCATAAGATGGCTGCTATTAGGAGGATGGAAAGGACTGATAACTGGACTGCTAAAGAAAAGATTGCGTCAGGTCTGTTCCTGGTTCAGTTGATTGCAAAAGAAACTGGACTGATAGAAATAGTCAGAGAAGATCTACCTCATAAGAAGCAAAGAGTTGTGAAAGCAACTGAGCAATGTATGAAGTGGATCAATGACGTAAAAGAAATGCAAGAGTTGATGACACCTAACTACTTGCCTATGCTGATACCTCCTAAAGATTGGACATCTCCAAGAGAGGGAGGATATTACTCGAAGTTACCTTTGAAATTATTCAAGAGTAATAACGAAATCATTGAAGCTAATTGCACTGGTAAAGAACCTGTCTATCAAGCAGCAAACATCCATCAATCAATTGGTTGGAAGATCAATGATTGGATGCTCGACCAGGTAGACCATGCTTCAGATAACAATCTAGAAGTGGGTGCTTTATTACCAAGAGAAGGATGGCCTATTCCTCCATACCCTAAGCATTTAGATGAGAATGATTTAGGTGTACTGAACTGGAGAAGAAAGGCAAAGATCCTTCACGAAAAGAATGAGCGAACAAGGAACAAGCGAATAGCTAATGCAAAGATCCTTTGGATTGCTCGCAGGTTTAAAGATGAGGATCAGATTTATTTCCCTATGAGTCTGGACTTCAGAGGTAGATTTTATTATCGACCTCCCTATCTAAATCCTCAAGGCAATGACATCTCTAGGTCGTTGCTGCTATTTGCTAATGCTAAACCTATCAATACTGAAGAGGATCTCAACTGGCTAAGGATACATGGAGCAAATCTCTATGGTCTTAAGTCAGATTGGCAGACTCGTATTGATTGGGTAATAGAAAGAGAACAGCTAATCACTGGAGCTGGCAATGATCCTTGGAGTAATGCTGAGTTCTGGCTGAGAGCTGATAAGCCTTGGAGTTTCTTAGCTTTCTGTCGTGAGTACCACTTGTTTAAATCTCAAGGGTATGGGTATCAATGTGCCTTGCCTGTGATGCTTGATTGTACTTGCTCTGGTATCCAACATTTCTCTGGACTCTTGAGGAATAAAGAGATGGGTTCAATGGTTAACATTGCACCTTCAGATAAACCTCAAGATATTTATGGGACTGTTATCACCAAGGTTAATGAAGCTCTAAGAGATAGCACTGATGATCGAGCAAGGAAGTGGCTGATGCTGCAACCTGATAGGTCATTAGCTAAGCCTTGTGTTATGACCACTCCTTATGCAGCTAGTAGAACAGCGTTCTATTACTACGCTTATGAGTGGGCACAAAAGAGAGCTAAAGATCTATTCGGTAATGGATCATGGACAGTTCAGAAGGGATGTATGACAACCATGCACTTCATGGCAAACATCCTTCATCGAGAAGCTACTAAGATTATTTCCCCTGCTGTTGCTGCTATGAAATACTTCAAAGCAATAGGACTAAGAGCTGGCAAAGAAGATCAACCACTTCAATGGAGATCTCCTAGTGGGCTATTAGTACAACAGCAGTATCAGAATCAAAGAGAATCTAGGATCCGTCTTAGATACCTCTCAGATATATCTCTTGATATACGGACAGCAGTCGAAACCCCAGGCCTAGACAACACTCGAATGGCTAATGCTTTAAGTGCAAACATTTTGCATAGTTTTGACTCAAGTCACATGGCAATGGCATCAATCCTTGCTATAAAGAAAGACCCCACCACAAATATAGGAGGTGTGCATGATTGCTTTGCCACTACCCCCTCAGAAATGAGCAAGCTGAGAGATTCTGTAAGGCAGAGCTTTGCTGATCTATATCAAACAGATTGGTTAACACAAATCAAATTACAGCTCGAATCACAAATCAAAAACACCGAGGATCTACCACCTAAGCCTGAGCTTGGAGACTTAGATCCATCTATCACAAGAACATCTAACTATTTCATCACATGATTAAATCAGAAGTCTTAAACCTGACAACACCTAAATGCAAATTCCAATTCGCTTGGCTTGTTGAACCTGATACTAAGTTTGAACAGCCAGGAGTATGGAAAGTAACCTGCCTAATCAATCCGACTGAAGCAGAGGATCTCATCAATCAACTAGATGGATTGCTTGAGAGATGGAAGACTCAACTCAAAGCAGCTGAGCCTGATAAGAAATTTAAACTTGCAGCTCTACCCTGGGGAACTGAAGAGGTAGATGGACAACCATACTTTGTGATTAAAACAAAGATGAAAGTTGGAGGTATCAATCAAGTTGGTAAACAGTGGAGTAATAGACCTCCCTCTTTGTTTAATTCCAATGGAACTCCTATGACTCCAGAGGAAAGAAATGCAGTAAATAAAATGGGGCCAGGTACTGAAGGTCAAGTAAGTATTCGTTGTTCTGGATACTCAGGTAACTTTGGAGTTGGAATAAAGATTCAACCTGAAGCTGCAATTATCCATAAGCATATTGAATACTCAAAGGACGCAACAAGCTATGGCTTTCAAACGAACGAAACAACAGAAGCGTGTCAAGTCCCAGTCACAACAGAAGAGACAACAACAAGTGTCTCAGCTGGAGACGAGTTCTAAATATAGAAGTAAATTTGAGGCTGGCCTAGCAGCTGGCCTCATCCAAAACAAAGTCAACTTCACCTATGAAGATATGACTTTGCCTTATGTCATCAAGGCTACCTATCGACCTGATTTCATTCTTAGTAATGGTGTGGTCATAGAAGCTAAAGGTCACTTCAGACCAGAGGACAGAAAGAAATTACTTGCTGTAAAAAAACAACACCCTGATTTGGATATAAGACTCTGCTTTATGAGAGCAAAGGAACGACTTAGCAAATCAAAAAGATCTATGACTTATGGCGAATGGGCTACAAGAAATAGATTCAAATGGTGTGACAAAACTATTCCTCAAGAATGGTATGAACCATGATTACTTCTACTAAACACATGAGAGTTAAAGGAACTGACCTCGTAGTTCTTGAAGACTACAAGCTCATTGAAAAGAGAGATCGAGCTGGTAGTAATGGCAAGAATATTAAGTGTCCCATTTGTGAGAAGACATCAAGGATTTATAACCTTGCATGGTCAACTCTCAACTGCTTGCATTGCAATCAACCTATTGATAAATACGACTGGATGATTGACCAACTCGATACATGGAGAAACCCTAAGTGATCTATCACTCACCTCAAGATAAATACAGGTACAGACTAAGACTTGTAGAAAAGAAAGGAGGAGCTAGTAGCTACGCATACATCACTGCATCTACTGCTAGCAAAGCAGTCGATAAAGCTTACGAGCTACATGGTAGAGACAAGGGTATCTATGTAATTAACTGGGAGTTGGCATGAATACTAAGCAACGAATCGAGTACTCCCAAAAACGAATAGAAGAACTAAAGCTACTGATCCAACACTGGCAAAAAGATGAAGAACAAAAGCAAGTATCTAAGGCATGAGCCTTGCCCCCAATGTGGCAGTAAGGATAACCTTGCTGTCTTTGATGACGGACATGCTCATTGTTTTGGATGCGACTATCAGTATCAACCAACAAAAGAAAACAAACCAAGATTTATGACTAGCCCACCACCAAAGAAACCATCACCACTAATTAAGTTTGTTAATCCTGTTGCTCTTAAGAAGAGAGGAATCTCTGAAGAGACATGCAAGTTCTTTCCTTATGGAATAGCTGAATACAATGGTCAGCCAGTACAAGTTGCTAATTACTTTGACAACTTAGGTAGACCTTGCGCTCAACATGTTCGCTTCAAGGATAAAAGATTTATTTGGTTAGGTGATACCAGCAAAATGATGCTGTTCTCTCAGCACAAATGGAGGCAAACAAACCAAGGTAATACTTTTGTCGTAATAACTGAGGGAGAGATAGATGCTATGTCTTGCTCTCAGATACAAGGCAACAAGTTCCCTGTTGTGTCACTGCCAAATGGTGCTCAATCAGTTAAAAAGTATTTATCACTTCCAGAGGTAAACAAATGGCTATCCCAATTTGTAAGAATTGTTCTATGCCTAGACTCTGATGAGCCTGGCATGGCTGCTGCCGAGAAAGCACTTGAAGTGTTACCTCTTGGCAAAGCAGCAATATGCAGACTCCCTAGAAAAGACGCTAATGAAATGCTCCTCGCAGGAGAGGGGGAAGAACTTAGAGATCTCTTATGGAAAGCACAACCTGCAAGACCTGATTCAATCTTACCTGCCGCTGGATTGTGGGAAGAACTAATCAAGCCAGGTGCTTCAGCAGTTTGTCAGTACCCTTGGCCTGAACTAGATAACTACACAAGGGGTTATCGCAAGGGAGAAATGCTGACCTTTTGTGCTGGATCAGGTACAGGTAAATCAACTATCTGTCGTGAGTTAGCACATCACTTCCTTAAAGAAGGACTCCGAGTTGGATACATAGCACTAGAAGAAAGTGTTCAACGTACCCTCCAAGGAATCATTGGTGTTGAAATCTCTAAGCCATTACATCTACAACCTGATTGCATATCAGAAGAGGAATTAAAGAAAGCATTTGATCGACTCACTGGATCTAATCGACTCTTCTTATATGACCACTTTGGATCTATTGATCCTGATAGGTTGATCGAACAGATTCAATATCTAGCTACTGCTGAAACTGTAGATGTAGTTATCTTGGATCACTTGACCATAGTTATCTCTGGTATCAGTGACCTAGATGAAAGGCGAGCACTTGATGTTACTTGTACCAAACTAAGACAAGTAGTAGAGAGTACAGGTGTAGGACTAATCGTTGTCTCACACCTCAAAAGACCAGAGGGGAAAGGACATGAAGAGGGAACTCAAGTGTCACTCTCTCATCTCAGGTCATCACATTCAGTGGCTCAACTAAGTGATTTAGTTATAGCCGCTGAAAGAAACCAGCAAGGAGATCCAGCTGAGAAGTCATCTCTTCAGTTGCGTGTCCTGAAAAATAGATTCAGTGGGTCTACAGGCCCAGTGGATAAACTTCTTTACGACCAGAACTCAGGTCGATTACTAACACATTTATTCCTATGACTTTATTAATTGATGCCGACTGGCTTGCTTACTCTTCATGTTGTGCTTGCGAGCAAGATGTGAGATGGACTGAAGACATACATAGTCTTTGGTGTAGCGAGCAAGATGTAATGGAATTGTTTGATGCAAGAGTCAGTCATTACCAATCAATCGCTGATGACAAAGGCCCAGTCATCATGTGCTTCACTGAATACCCAACCTTTAGACATGGGATCTTTGATGAGTACAAAACTAATCGGATAGGTAAACGTAAACCTTTAGCATTGAAAGATGTTAGGAAAAAAATAGTAAAAAATTATCAAGCTATTAGCTTTGATGGCTTAGAAGGTGATGATGTTATGGGCCTTCTAGCTACTGGTAATAGATATGAAGATCCGATTATTGTTTCACCCGACAAAGATATGAAAGGTGTGCCTTGTCGATTGCTTGCTAATGATGAGATTGAATTGATTACTAGAAAGAGAGCTGATAGAAACTGGATGCTTCAATGTTTAACTGGAGATTCAGGAGATAATATTCCTGGTCTGATTGGAGTTGGCCCAGTAACAGCTAATAAAATTCTTGGTGATGCTGAATCCTTAGCAGATATGTGGGATAAAGTTATTACTACTTATGAAAAGAAAAAGAAAACTTATGCTGATGCACTGATGACAGCTCGACTAACAAGAATACTTAGAGATGGAGAATATAATCATGTAACAGGAGAAGTAAAATTATGGGAGCCAACACTATGAATGAAGATGATCTATGGCCTCCGATAGATGAGGCTCTAATTAAGAAACTAAAAGAGATTTATGTAGATAAATGTCCCTCTATTGATACCCCTGATCGAGAGATATGGAGAGTGTTAGGTCAAGTCGAATTGGTAAGAATGTTAGAATCAGTCTATATTGAGCAAAACAAAGTCGGAGATTAGTTATGTGTGGTGGTGGAGGAGGTGGAGGATCAGGTCAAGGTGAAAGCCTGAGACTTCAAAAAGAATCTCTTAACTTATCTAAAGAACAGTTTGAAGAAAGCAAACGTCAATGGGGTGAACAGTTCCAATGGCAACGTGACAAAGCTGCTGAACAGAAAAGAGTAGCTCAAGCTAGAGCTGGCAAAGGCCCAACAAGAACGACTGAATATGCAATGTCTGCTTTAGAAGGTAGATCAGGACTTGGCTTTGGTAAAGATAGATTGAAGAGAG